ATTGAATACCATGTGCCGAAGCTCGCCCGACACGAACACACGGGCAACAACGGCGACAAGATCAAGGTAGAAGTGACATGGATGGCTCCCGAGTAGTCATCCCCTACCGCCCTCGCAAGGCGTTTATGCCGTTCCACAACCGGACGCAGCGGTGGGCTTGCCTAGTCGCCCATCGTCGCGCAGGTAAAACAGTCGCCGCCGTCAACGACATCATTCGGGCAGCCGTAACATATCAAGGGCAGCGTGGTTTGTTCGGTTATGTAGCGCCGTACAGATCGCAGGCCAAGGCCGTTGCATGGCAATATTTTCTGGAGTTTGCCGCTCCCGTCACCGATAGCAAGAACGAGCAAGAACTGACCATCACGCTGTTCAACGGCAGTCAGATTAGGTTGTTCGGCGCTGACAACGCTGACGCGATGCGCGGCCTAGGCTTTGACGGCCTGTATCTAGACGAATACGGCGACTTTCGGCCTAGCGTGTTTGGGAACGTTTTGAGGCCGAGTTTGAGCGACAAAACCGGATGGTGCGTTTTCGGAGGCACTCCGAAGGGGCGTAATCAGTTTTGGGACATTTACGAAACCGCCACTCGTATCCCTAGCGAGTGGTTCCTGTTGCGCCTGCCCGCCACATCCAGCGGGATTCTCCCGGCGACCGAGCTAGCCGCCGCCAGAGCGCAGTTGGCCGAGGATCAGTATCTACAGGAGTACGAGTGCAGCTTTGAGGCTGCGATTCTCGGTGCTTTTTTTGGCAAGGAAATGCGAGAGGCAGAGCAGCAGGGTCGCATTTGCCAAGTGCCATACGACCTGAATTACCCTGTGTATACCGCGTGGGACTTGGGTTATCGGGACGACACCGCCATTTGGTTCTATCAGTTAGGGCGCGGGGAACTGCGCGTCATAGACTTTCACGCTGTTTCTGGCGCTGACATCTACGACATTGCCGAAACGGTGACGCAGAAGCCGTACCGCTACGCTAAACACTACTTGCCGCATGACGCCCGCGCCAAGAGCTTGCAAACGGGCAAGAGCATTATTGAGCAGCTGGCTACGCACCTAGATGTCGCCAAACTCGCTGTCGTTCCCGACATTGGAGTGCAGAGCGGCATACAGGCTGTGCGTATGGTGCTGCCGAAAGTGTGGTTTGACGGCGAGAAGTGCCGCGAGGGCATTGAGGCATTGCGTCAGTATCAGCGCGAGTACGACGAAGATAAGAAAGCCTATCGTCAGTCACCGCGCCACGATTGGACATCGCACCCTAGTGACGCTTTCCGAATGCTTGCGGTATCATACGCAGAACAGGCTGACAAGACCCCGACCCTTGAGCCTAAACCGCTGATCGTCGGGCCAGAGAACACCGTAACTCTTAACGATATGTGGGCGGTTCATGACCGCCAAGGCTCTCGGAGGGCAAGGATATGACCGCGATTAGTCCGACTCGGAACAATTACGTTGCCATCGCCGCGACGAGCAGCAGCACGTTTGGCACGGTGGGTGCCTACCTGCACAGCGTCGTCGTCAACGTGCAGAGCAACACAGAAGCCACCTGCATTGTTAGCGATAACGGCGTCACCCTCGTCAGCATCCCGGCCACGCAGGCCGCTGGCGTGTATGTGATCCCGCTGGAGGTTGGCACCAAGGGCCGCATCACCGCGACCTGCTCGGGCAACAGCAACTGCCGCGTTGTCGGCTTGTTCAGCGATTATGTCTAAACCCGGGCTATACGCCGCAATCCTCGCCAAGCAGGAGCGCATCAAGGCTGGCTCTGGCGAGCGTATGAAGCGCCCCGGCGAAGCAGGACGCCCTAGCGCCGCTGACTTCAAGCAAGCCGCCAAAACGGCAAAGAAGGAAAACAAGTGAGCGCAGCGTGGCAGCGTAGCGAGGGCAAGAACCCGAAAGGCGGGCTGAACGCCAAGGGTCGCGCCTCCTACAAAGCCGAAACGGGCGGCACGTTGAAGCCCCCGGTAAAAGCTGGCGACAACCCCCGCCGCGCCTCGTTCCTCGCCCGCATGGGCAATATGCCGGGGCCGATGGAGAAGAACGGCGAGCCTACGCGCTTGGCTCTTGCTCTTAAGGCATGGGGCGCAGGCAGCAAGGCTGAAGCCAAATCTAAAGCCAAGGCGATCAGCGCCCGCAACAAGGGGAAAGACTGATGGACGTATTGATGCAGCCAGAACTCAACAAGTATCTGCGTATTATCGGGCAGTACGACAACGAGTTTGCCAAATGGCAGGCGCGTACCAAGAAGATCATCAAGCGTTACCGCGACGATACCCGTGGTCAGACGCTCACCGAATCCGCGAAGTTCAACATCCTCTGGTCAAACGTCCAGACGCTACGCCCTGCCGTTTACGCCAAACTCCCCAAGGCTGACATCAGCCGCCGCTTTGGTGACAACGACCCCGTTGGCCGCGTGGCATCGCAGCTAGTGGAACGCGCCCTAGATTTTGAAATTGAGCATTACCCTGACTACCGCTCCACCATGTCCTACTGCGTGGATGACCGCTTTTTAGGTGGTCGCGGCACGGCATGGGTGCGTTACGAGCCGCACACCGCCCCTATCGGAATTGAGGATGACGGCGTATCGGTCACCCCGAACATTGAGCAGGGCGAGGGCGCACCGCCTGCCCTAGAGCAAATTGAATACGAATGCGCCCCGGTGGATTACGTCCATTGGCGTGACTTTGGACACAGCACCGCTCGCACGTGGGAAGAAGTCGGACAAGTGTGGCGCTGGGTCTATATGACCCGTGACGCGCTCGTAGAGCGGTTTGGCGAGGAAGTCGCAGCGAAGATACCGCTAGACCAAGGCCCAGAGCCGCTAAACGCCTACAACGAGAACAAGCGCCTTTATAACCGCGCCAAGATTTGTGAACTTTGGGACAAGGAAACCCAGAAGGTTTACTGGTTCTCCAAGGGAATGCCGCAGGTCATTGATGTGCGTGACGACCCGCTTGGCCTTGAGGGATTCTTCCCCTGTCCGCGCCCGCTGTACGCCACGACGACCAGCGACACGCTCGTACCCGTTCCTGACTTTGTGCTGTACCAAGATCAGGCGATGGAGTTGGACATTCTCTCCGACCGCATTGACGGCTTGGTGAAATCGCTGCGTGTACGCGGTGTGTATGACGCTAGCCAGCCTGCCCTACAACGCCTGATGACGGAGGGCGACAACAATGCGCTTATTCCAGTTGATAAGTGGATGGCTTTCAGCGAGAAGGGCGGCCTTAAAGGCAGCATTGACCTTCTCCCGCTGGACACGCTCGCCAGCGCCCTCCTCCAATGCTACCGAGCCAGAGAGGACATCAAGAGCCAAATCTACGAAATCACGGGCATCGCGGACATTATCCGTGGTGTCTCGGCAGCCTCCGAAACTGCCACGGCGCAACAGATCAAAGGGCAGTACGCAGGATTAAGACTGCGCTCCATGCAGGAGGAGGTGGCGATGTTTGCCGCCGAACTGCTGCGATTGAAGGCGCAGGTCATGTGTATGCACTACCAGCCAGAGACGATTCTGGCGTATGCCGCTGCTAACCAGATGACGCCAGCGGATCAACAGTTGATCCCGCAAGCGATTGAACTGCTACGCAACAAGCCGCTGCGTAACTTCCGCATTGATATTGCCTCCGACAGCCTTGTGATGCTGGACGAAAACCAGATGAAGCAAGACCGGATGCAGTTCTTACAGGCGTTTGGTGGGTTCCTCGCCCAAGCCCTCCCGGTCGGTCAGGCAAGCCCGCAGATGGTTCCCATGATGATGGAACTGCTGCGCTTTGGTATGCAGGCGTTTAAGGCTGCAAAACCGATTGAGGGTCAGATTGACGCCACGTTGCAGCAACTCCAACAGGCCGCCCAGCAACAGCAGCCCGATGGCGAGCAACAGGGCAAGCAAGCCGAGTTGCAGCAGAAGGGTCAAATGGAGCAGGGGCGTATGCAGATGGAGGCGGCGCTACAACAGGCCAAACTCCAACAGCAGATGCAGATGGAGCAGCTCAAGAACCAGACCAAGATGGCGATGGAGCAGCAGAAGCAGCAGTTTGAGGCGCAGTTGGAGGCTATGAAGCTGCAAAGCCAACAGGAAGCCGCCAAGTACAAGGCTGACATGGACGCCCAAACGCGCCTGATCATCGCGCAGATGAACAAAACTTTACCTCCGACCACCTTTAATCAATGAAACGCACTTATGTTTTCGTAGACGGCGAGTTTGTAGAGCGTCGCAAGGACGAGAAGGGTCAATATCACTACGTTCAGCCCGACATCCAGCCATACAAGAGCATGGTTGACGGCAGCATGATTACCTCACGCTCGCAGCACCGCCGCCATTTGAAGGCGCATGGCTGTGAGGAGGTAGGCAACGACGATCCCGCCAAACACATACGGCGGGAAAAGCAGTCAAACGAGCGCATGGAACGCCTCAAGTATGAGGTGAACAAGCGCATGACCAACGAACAGGCAGATCGGATCATCCGACAGTTACGCCAAGAGTTGAACTTCACCAATCCCCACAGGAGAGGCTAAATGGACGTTGAGAATCAGGAAGCCCCACAGGCTGAAACGATTGACCGCAGGGCGTTGCTAGAGGAGCAACTAGAGGCTGCCGAGCGTGGCGAGCCGATTGAGGCTAAAACACGCGACGAATCAGGCCGATTCGCCAAACCCGAACCACAACCCGAGGTTGAGGACGAAGAACCGCCCGTGTGGCGTCGTCCCCCGGCGTCGTGGAAGAAGGATTTCCATGAGGTTTGGCAGAAAGCCGACCCAAAGATGCAGGAATATGCGTGGCAGCGTGAGGAGCAGATGCGAGCGGGTGTAGAACCGCTGCTCTCCAAGGCGCAGTTTGCCGATGCGATGCAGGAAGCCATCAGCCCCTACATGAACACGATTCAAGGGCTTGGCTTGCAGCCAGAAAAAGCTGTTGCCGCGTTGATGGAGGCTGACCATAAGCTCCGCAACAGCGACCCGCAGACCAAAATGCAGTATTTCATGCAGTTGGCG